GGTGAAAAGTACATCACCATACAGCATGATGAAACTGGGCTTGTAGTGGCTTATACGAGTGAAGAAAGATTGAATGTGAAAAATTGAATGCGAAACATTAAATATAGATTATAAATGAAAGGTAATTGTACGTTAGAACTTGATGTAGACAGTGTGGCATTGAATAATGCAATGTCTAAAGCTGTCAGTGATGCTGTAAAAAGCCTCAATATTGAGCAGATAGTAAATGCAGAAGTAACAAGAAGAATAGGCAAAAGCGTAAGCAAATCAATACAAGACGGCACATTTGTTAGAGCAGTTGCAAAGAATGTAGCCAAAGAATTTGATGCAAATATCATTGTGTCCCTTCTTGATATTGAAGAGCTGAAAACTATGGTTGCAGAAAAAATCAGTCAGAAAATAATTAGTAAAATGGGGATTTAATTATGAACTCAATTAACGACGAAAGGGTTGCAGCGTATGCCAGCCCGGTAAAGAGAATTACACTACCTACACAACGAAGTTAGGCAGAAAGAGAATGAGAATGTATCAGTATGACTACCGTACTGAAAGCGGTGAGTTGTTTTCTTGTTGTGCACCTACCTTAGAGCAGTGCAGAGAAAGACGGGACAAATGGCTTAGTTCACAACAATAACCTGATTGTTGTGTATAACGATTGAAGATATTTCGTTATCTTTGGTTGTGGTAGTACCTTTGGGGTACTATCGCGGGGTGTAGCAGTGGTAGCTTTTCACTTTGACTTGGTGAAGGTCGGTTGTTCGATTCAGCCCCCCGCAACTATTGAGTATTAATTAAAAAAATGACACGATTATGAACATTCTTACATTAAGCATCAAACAGAAGTATTTCGATGAAATCTTGGCAGGCAAGAAAACCCACGAATACCGTGAAATCAGACCAACTAACGCTAAGAAGTATATCACTTACCTATGTGGCGGTAAAGAATATCCGGCTGATGCAGAACTGCCTGAAGAAGGTGAGGTAGAATTGAAGCCTATCAAGTACGATGCAATCAAGCTTCTGACAGGTGCATATACAGGTAAACGTCCTTATATTATCGTTGAAGTGAAAGCAGCAGAAGCTGTTATTCTCACAGATGAAAACGGTAATGATATTGTTTACGAACATCAAGGCGAAGAATATCTTGCTGCACAAATGGATTATACTTTGGGCAAGATATTAGAAAAACATATAGATTGATTTGTTTAACTTTTAAAATTAGAAAGCAGAGTCGCAAGAAGAATTAACAGAGTAGCCGGGCCTCGCAGAAATATGAATGGTGCAGGGGCAGGTGGTAGATTGGTTGCCAATCGTAGAGGTACAGCAAGTGCCACACAGTTAGGATCACGCAGACAGCGTTACAGTGATCTTCGTACTTCATTTGGTTTAAGTGGTGGCTAGCTATGAACAAAGTAGAACAAGCGAGTCAATATATAGACCTCATTCGGGTAAAATCGAATGAGGCTTTACTGTTTTTATCACTTGGTAAAGATTCGCTTGTTCTGCTTGATCTAGTCTATCCGAAGTTTGACCGGATTGTTTGCGTGTTCATGTATTTTGTCAAGAATTTGGAACATATTAACCGTTGGATAAACTGGACTAAAGCCAAATATCCGAAAATAGAGTTTGTTCAAGTACCACATTGGAATCTTACTTATATTCTCCGTGGCGGTATGTATTGTGTGCCAAATCCGAAAGTAAAGCTATTGAAGTTGGCAGATGTGGTAAAGGCTATGCAGCTTACTCATGGAGTTTATTATACATTCTTGGGCATGAAAAAAGCTGATGGTATGAATCGTAGGCTTATGTTGAAAGGGTATGAGGTAAACGGTTACGAGAATAACGGTATGGTTTATCCTTTGGCTGATTGGACACAAAAGGATATTCTTGCTTATATGAGGCAGCACAATTTACCCGAACCAGTTCGATATTCATTGAAAGCCAGTTCGGGAGTAGGTTTCAATCTTGATTGTATGCTTTGGATGGAGAAGAATTACCCGCAAGATTTACAGAGAATTTACAGAGTTTTCCCGATAGCTGAAAGAGTGCTTTGGGAGTATCATAATCAACAAAATTAATAAGGAGGATTGCTGAGTCAGAAAAAGAAAGACAAGAGAACAGATATATGCTCAGGCAGAAAGATTGAGCGAAGCTAACTGGAGAAGAAAAAATACATGGAGTAGCAGTGCTGCAAGCAGGCGTGCAAAACAATCTCGTGATAATCTTATAGCAAGAGCCGAAAGGAATACTCTTCGGCAGAGAGGTTTCGGTCTAAGTAATGGCTAATATGGAATTATCAAAATACATAAAGAGTGAATCGGTGGAACTTAACCGCTCTGCCATTCACTTTGCAGACTATAATCCCCGAAAACTATCTGATGAATCACGTAAGACACTGAAACGTGGCATCAAGAAATTCGGATTGGTAGGTGGGATAGTTGTGAACAAGCGTACTGGTCTTACCGTAGTCAGCGGGCACCAGCGTTTGTCTGTCATGGACGAATTGCAAAAGTTTCCCGATAACGACTACCGCATTCGTGTTGATGTCATAGACGTGGACGAGCAGCAGGAAAAGGAGTTAAACATTCTAATGAACAACCCTAATGCACAAGGGACATGGGATTTTGACGCTCTTGCCCGTATTGTTCCTGATATTGACTGGAAAGATGCAGGTCTGACCGATGCAGACTTGAATATGATTGGTGTCGACTATCTTTTGCAGACCGAAGAGGAAAATTCTATTGCGGATGCTTTGTCTGATATGATGGCTTCAGTTGCCGAACAGAAAGAAGCCGATAAAGTCGCCAAACAGTTGGAACGTGTCGAAAAGGTTGCCCACATGAAAGAGGTCAAACATCAGGTGAAAGAAAACGCACAGAAGCAAGCCGAGAACATGGATGCCTATGTGGTGTTGTCCTTTGATACCTATGAAGCTAAAGCCGCTTTCTGCGAAAGGTTCGGGTATGAACCAGATATGAAGTTTATAAAGGGAGAAGTTTTTGATGAACAAGTAGAAAGAATAGATTAATTATTGGGAGGAAAGCTGAGTTAGAAAGAAAACATATAGCCAGTTTATATCAGCAGTCCAGACGAATAATGTACAACGCTGGAAGACAATACGGGTTAGGTTCTGCAAGACAAAGAAACATAAGGGATAGAACGAAATCCATAATGGGAAGATATGCTGAGAAAATAGATAGCTATTTCTCAAAAAGAGGAGTTGATGTCTATGGAAACAAGCCAATTTCTCGCCGTGTCTATATGGGTAACAATAACGGTTAAAATTATGATTGGCGATTTTATACTTTGGATAAGGAATGTTCTAAAGCAAAACCTGTTTTGTGTTCATCATTATGTTTGGAAAGGTAGTGTGATGTTCTCTGAGTTCAGGTATGAACAATGTGAGAAATGTGGAAAATTAAAGAAGTAATATGAGCAATAGCGAATCTCAAAATAGAAAAGGTAAAGGAGGAAGAAAGCCAAAGTTTGATTATACAAGCGAGGACTTTCTTTCTCTCGTGGAATCGTATGCCAAAAAGGGATTCACTGACAAGGAAATTGCTTATGCCATAGGGATTTTGCCTCAAACATTCTGCGAAAAGAAAAGTGAGTACACCGAAATATCCGAAGTCTTAGCGCGTGGGCGCGCGACAATCAATGCCACTGTAAGGGCTAAATTCCTTGCAATGGCTCTCGGTGGCATAAAAACCAAAAGCACCGTGGTAAGAAAGCTCCGTGATTCAGAAGGGAATTTGACGGGCGAAGATGAATTACAAGTTAGCGAAAGCGAGTTGGCACCAAACTTGCAAGCAATGTCTGTTTGGCTGTACCACCACGATGAGGATTGGAGAAAGGTTGAACGCAAGCAGGATGAAGACGCTGATATTCCAACAGACATAGAGCATGGCATCAACATTGATTCCTGGATTAAAGACAAGCTAAAATGATAGTACCCCAAGAAATTTACCATCCATTATATGAAGATAAGGAAAAATTTATAATTCTTATCACCGGTGGGCGTGGTAGCGGAAAGTCTTTCAATGCTTCTACTTTTATTGAGCGGTTGACTTTTGAAATGACTCCCGTAGAGAAAATAGTTCATCAGATTCTTTACACCCGTTACACGATGGTTTCTGCCGGTATGTCTATCATCCCCGAAATGATGGAGAAGATAGATTTGGACGGTACCACGAAATATTTCAAGACCACAAAGACGGACATAGTCAATAAGATGACTAAGAGCCATATCATGTTCCGGGGTATCAAGACTTCTTCCGGGAACCAGACAGCAAAACTGAAATCCATTCAAGGCATTACGACTTTCGTCTGCGATGAAGCGGAAGAGTGGACAAGCGAAGATGAGTTCGATAAAATAATGCTCTCCATTCGCAAGAAGGGTATTCAGAACCGGATTATCATTATAATGAACCCATGCGATTCCAATCACTTCATCTACAAGAAATACATTGAGAAAACTCACAAGCTGGTAGAGATTGACGGTGTGCAGGTTCAGATTTCCACTCATCCGAATGTGCTCCACATTCATACGACTTACTTTGATAATTTGGAGAATCTTTCACCGGAGTTCCTGAAAGAGGTAGATGACATGAAGGTGAGTAATCCTGAAAAGTATGCTCATGTGGTTATCGGCCGGTGGGCTGACGTTGCAGAAGGTGCTGTGTTCAAGAAGTGGGGAATTGTTGACGAGTTCCCGGCTTGGGCAAAGAAAATTGCTTTCGGGCAAGACTTCGGTTATACGCATGACCCGTCTGCTTCCATTCGTTGTGGTATCGTTGATAACGCCCTTTACTTGGATGAAGTGGATTACCGTACTGGATTGCTTTCTTCTGACATCATCAAGACTCTTCGCCCGTGGGGATTGAAAGTCATTGCTGACAGCGCAGACCCACGTTTGATTCAAGAGATACACAACGGAGGAATCAAGATATATGCCGTAGAGAAAGGTGCAGGCTCTATCAATGCCGGAATTGACAAAATGAAAGATATGGAGATTTATATAACCAAACGCTCGTACAACTTGCAAAGCGAGTTCAGAAAGTATGTTTGGGCAAAGGATAAGGACGGGAACTATATCAACGAACCGGAAGACCATGACAATCACGGAATAGATGCTGTACGTTACTATGTATTGGGTGAGCTTCTTGGTCAGATTCAGAAGCCGAAAGATTTAACAGGAATATTCACACATTAAAAATATAAACTATGCCATTAACACTCGAAGAAATATTAGCATTGCCTGACATCGGGCAGAAGATAAACTACCTGAAGAAAGGTAGAAAAACCGAACTTCCAGACCGTTGTAAACTTTGGGACGACTGGAATCCCGAACGCCATGAAATCATGGTTGACAAAGAGAAGTACCCGGATAGAAAAGTTCTTGAAAAGGAAGCGGAAAAAGTTTTTGATGAAAAGACTGGTAAGACCTATGAAATCGAAGCACAATATAAGACTGAACCGGTAAACCGTATTTCTATCCCTTTGGAGCAAGATATTGTCAACATTCAAACAGCTTTTACGGTCGGCACAGAACCGTCTATGGATTGCACTCCGACTGATGATGATGAAAAGAAGCTGCTGGATGCGGTAAAGGCTGTATTCAAGTCCAACAAAATCAAATATCAGAACAAGAAGATTGTCCGTGCCTGGTTATCCGAACAGGAAGTTGCCGAGTATTGGTATGTCACTGATGATGATTCGTTCTGGGCGAAGTTCTGGAAGAAAGTAAAGACTACTTTCGGGGGCAAGGTTAAGCCTACCAAGAAGTTGAAAAGTGTATTGTGGTCACCATTCAGAGGTGATAAACTTTATCCGTTCTTCAATGATGAAGGTGATTTGGTTGCTTTCTCTCGTGAGTACAAGAAAAAACTCATGGATGACTCGGAAATTACCTGCTTTATGACTATCACAGACAGAATGGTCTATCAATGGGATCTGTCTAAGCTGGAGGAAAGACCGTCTTTCGCTCATGGGTTCGGGAAACTTCCGATTCTCTATGCTTACCGCCCCGAAGCGTATTGTGAGAAGATAAAGCCTTTCCGTGTACGGCTGGAGAAACTCCTTTCTAACTACGCCGATTGCATAGACTACCATTTCTTCCCCTTGTTGAAGCTAATTGGAGATGTAGAGGGTTTCATGGGTAAGGTGAAGGACAGAATGGTTAAACTTACGGGTGAAGGTGCGGATGCTCAATATCTGACGTGGAATCAGGCAAATGACACCGTCAAATTTGAGGTTGAAACACTCTTTGAAAAAGCGTATTCTATGACCAATACTCCGCAAATTAGCTTTGAGAAACTAAATGGTGCTGGTAACGCTTTATCGGGAGTGGCTTTCGATTACGTGTTTCTTTCGACACATTTGCAAGTTCAAAATCATGCCGAGGTGATAGGTGAGTTCTTGCAAAGGCGTGTGAACTTCATTGTCTCTGCTTTAGGCTCTATAAATCCATCTGAATTTAACAAAGCATCTGAAACGATAGATA